TGGAACCTCAACAAGGTCATCGACTATGATGCCAATGCAGAGGTGCCTACCAAGGTGGAACTCATCAGCATCGACACTGAGATTGACCTCGCTCCATTCGTAACGAATCCAGGTGCACCGGTATCACCACCAATCACTGCCGCATCACATGACACCAATTTGGCAACACGATCAACAGAGGCGAATGTCAACCTCTCAGGCTTGGATGTCATCGTGCGTGGTACTGGCAACAACATCGGTGATGGTCTCAGAGGCTTGGTCATCGGTTACAACAGAACACTCCAGGAGGATGGCATCATCACACCTCGCATCAACGGAGCTATTGCTGTGGCGCAGACATATGTCGCACTACTAACGCAGAGCGGTACTGCTGCACCCACTGCTGTGGTGTTGGCTGACAACATTGGTGACATCACCTGGACTCGCATCTCAGCTGGTGAATATCTCGGTACTCCAACCACACCTTTCAACTCTCTAAACACTTTCGTCATAATCGGCAATGTAGAACATGACTACCTTGCTTCAGCATACGTCAACAGCGATGGTGACATCGTGGTTTCCACTTGCCGTACAACCGGAGGCGGAGGAGGTCACTCGCATCAAGATTCAAAATTGTTAAACTCACCAATCGAAGTCAGAATATATGGCTAATGAAATAGAAATACCTCTCAAGCTCTCCGGTGTTCAATCACTCAAGGCAGAGCTCCGTTCACTCAAGGCAGCCATTGCTGAAGCGTCCGACCCAGAACAAATGTCCATGCTCGCCCAAAAAGCGGGTGAGGTAGCTGATAGGATAAAGGATGCTAATGAGCAAGTTGCGGTATTTACTACTGGCTCGAAATTCGAAGCAGTGAGCAACAGCTTCTCAATGATTGGTCAAGACCTTGCATCGCTTGACTTTGAAGGAGCTGCTGAGAAGGCTGAAACATTCCAAAAGACAGTTGGCTCATTAGGCAAAGCCGACATCACTGGAGCCATCAAAGGACTCACCAAAACCGTCACCACTTTGGGCAGCACATTCGTTAAGCTCGGGGTGCAGATTCTTGCAAACCCAATCTTTTTATTGGTTGCAGTCATCACAGCAATCGTGGCTGCGATAGTGGTATTCCTCAACAAGATTGGTGTGCTTCAGAAGGTGCTTGATTTCTTAATGATTCCAATTAATGCACTCATCGATGCATTCAAGGAGCTGACCGATTGGCTCGGACTCACAAGCTATGCAGCAGAGGAGAACGCTCGCACGATGGAGAAAGCTAATGAGAAGGCATTCAAGTCATCAGAGAAGCGCACTGCTGCCATCTCAGACCAGTACGATATCGAGATTGCAAAAGCCAAAGCAGCTGGTAAGGATACCACAAAGCTCGAGCTTGATAAATCCAAATCCATCAGCGATGCAGCCAAGAAAAGATTGGCAGATGCTCGCAGTGAATACGCAGAACTCAAGGGCTTGTCTGATAAAGACAGCATCGAGAGACGAAAGGCATTACGTAAGCGCATCGAGGAGGAGAATAAAATCATCAAGGATGGTTCGAAAGAGCGCAAGCTGATTGAAATTGCTGACCAGGCTGAAGCAAAAGCGGCGGCTGATAAGGCAGCGGAAGAGGCAAAAGCCAAGAGAGAGGCAGCAGCTAAAGCATACAAGGAAGGAAGAGCAGCGATTCAAAAAGAAATCACAGCAGCCAACAAACTACTGACTGACTCAACCAAGACGCAAACTCAAGTTGAAATCGATGATACAAAAGCCAAATATGCAGCACTGATCGCAGAGGCTAAAAAGTACAATCTTGATATCACAGCACTTGAGAAAGCTCAATCTCTTGAGATAAATAACATCAGAAAGGAAGATTCTGAAAACAATGAGATGCTTGCTACCAAGACAGCGAGAAGCATCGTATCTACATTGGTCGACACTCGCACCAAAGCTCTTCAGATTCAAGGTGAGGGGAACATGGCTTCATTTGAGGAACAGCAGAAATACAATACGGCTGTCCTCGTAGCAGAGGAAGAGCTCGCTCAAGCTAAACTCGGAGCAGCAAAAGGTCTCATCGCTGGACTCACTGAATTGGCTGGTGAGAACAAGAAGCTCGCCAACGCACTCTTCTTGGTTGACAAAGCACTCGCCATCGGTGAAATCATCGTCAACACACAGAAAGAAATCTCTGCATACTCAGCCAATCCAACCTGGTCCTTACTACCTGATGGAGGACTTGCGTTGAAAACTGCTGCCATTGCCGGTGCCAAGATTCGTGCAGCAACTTCCATCGGTACAATCGTGGCATCATCCATATCCAAGTTCATGAATGGTGGGGGTGCATCGGTTCAGACTCCAAGTGGTGGAGGTGGAGGTGGAGGTTCTGCCAGTGTGGGTAACTCAGCGGTGCCATCATTCGTACCTGGTAACCTATTCGGTCAAGGAAACGCAGCCAACAACGCTGGCGCTCCTCAATCAATGGAGTCAAGTCAGAACATCACTGTCACCGCTGTGGTATCTGAGACCGAGATAACAGCCACACAGAACAAGGTCAACAAAATCATGAAAAATTCAGTACTATGATAAGCTATCAAGCACTCGTCAACGAAATCATTGCATTCTATAACGCCCATCTCCAAGTCAAAAAGGTGGGCTCTGACTTCAAGGAGCAGCTCTTCAACTTCGCCACCAAGGATGAGAAGTATCCTATTGTGTACATCGTGCCGGTGGATGCGATTCCAACCGAGAACACCAATGACTTCACGCTTGAGATTTACTGCTTTGACATCATCCAAAAAGACCGTGCAAACATCAATGTCATCTTGAGTGACTGCCACCAGATTCTCATGGACCTATATCTCAACTACACATTCAATCTCAATGATCGTGATTTTGATGTGGTTGGTGTGCCAGCTCTCGTGCCACTCAACAATGACCTCCTCGACTACGCTGCTGGATGGTTGATGACCATCACATTCACCATGGATTCATGGACTGATTGCCAGATTCCTAAACAAATCGGCAACTGATTGCAATATAAGTAATGGCACGTTACAAAAACACTGGCGAATATAACTTCAAATATCCTCTCAGAAGGCGAGTCGCCAACACACTCAAGAAAGTCATCAAGGATGAAGCACTCATCGACACATATACGCTGTATGATTCAGTGCGTATCAATGCCAAGGTGACCACAGAGGGCAACATTCGTGTCGAGATTCTCGCTGCCTACTATTTTGGGTACCTAAATAACGGCACCGCAACCATTGCACCATTCCATTTGGTTAGAAAATTCAATGATTCTCTTGAGATGAATGGATTGATTGCTGAGATGTATGGACTTTATGTGGCTGATTTGGCTCAGAAGTTCCCTATCTTAGAGCTCGGCAATTTGTTGCGCAGAAAACCGAAAGTGATTTATGACTTTGTGCCGCTGTACGGGGATTTCAACTACGCACTCGACTACTAAATCTCCAGCTCTTTACGCATCGCCAAGAAATTAAACACAAGCACGAGCTTCATTTGAATCACTTGGTCGTATTTGGTGAGGTCACCGTTGCACATCGACCAGATGAGCTGCTCCCACCCCCATTTTTGTGAGGACTTTTCACGCTCCGCTTCCTTCTTTTCCTCTGGGTCAGTGATGTCATCGATGTCATCCATCACTTGCTCGGTCATCAGGTTCTTGTGGCTGGTGATAAAGTTGTCACGGAACTTGATATATTCGGTCAGAACACCATACATCTTGGTGATTGGTTGGTCCAGGAAGTAATGCACCCGGCTCGATGTCTTGAAGTCAGTTGACTCCCACTTTGCCACCACATTGTCCTCCACGATTTCGGGGATGCGATACAGCAGAGCGCAGATGTTTGGAAGATATTGAATGTAGTCGCTTGTGAAGTAGTACTCCAGGTCGATGAATTCACCGAGAGTCAGGTCAGTCATTGGCTTGAGATAGAACTTGCCAATCCTATCGGTGTACAATTTACTCGGCTCAGTGTAGAGCCACTGAAGGTCTTTGAATATCTCGGCTACCTCTGCGATATCGAGGTCATCGAAGTCATCAGGTATGGCATCTGTGAGCGCACATAGGATATCGATGTTGTGGTTGAATGCACCATCCTCTGCTTTGAGTTGGCGCAGCTCAATGAACTGCTCAAGACTGACTTGATTCCACCCCTTGGGCAGCGTTGGCTTGGGCATATTCAGCGATTTTCTCGGTCACAAATACAATGTAAGGAACGCAGAGCTCTGCTTTCTGTGTGCGGAATAGTTTTGCTTTGTGCTTGAGGTGAGCATCGGTGAAGTGCTCGGTGTTGGATAGGTCAGTTCGTTTGAACATGATTGCCAAGATATCACTGATGTAGTGATTCGGCTTGGTGTTGACAATCTTCTCGATGAGCTTGGTCTCCTTCACTGACAGCTTCAGCTGCGCCTCATAGGTGTAGCCATCCAACTCGATGGTTGTCTGCGCTTCATTCGGTGTGTATGAGTCGAGGTTGAAATCTTGCACGAGCTTAATGAACTCGCTGAATGGGTAGTCATCCCACATCTCTTCCTTGATGCCAAGATATTTGAACATCTCCACATACTTTTCGATGTTGTCGAAGTCTTGGTTGTTAAGGATTTGGCTGATTTTTTCGAACTGCTCGATGGTCAGTTCACTCATTTTGTTAGGAATCTCCTGGTCAAATATCTGTATCATAATACTAATTTTTGAACAAAGATAAATAATTTGCAATATAAGCATGACCAAAGACCTTCCAATTTACAAAATCACCATCGATGACGAATACTCCGATGGCGAGAATTTGGGAATCGAGATGATTGCTTTCACCAATATGCCAGCCATAAAGGTGAAGGGTCTTGCATTCAGTAGCGAGAAGAAAATGCTTTTTGCTGACGATGTGAAGTACCGCATCACTGCACCAGCCATGATACCGATGGACATCTATCGCAGAGATTCTGAAGAGGGTGACTATTATGTGCAGTTCACCGCTGATGTTATCGAGAAGATTCACGCCAAGTTTATGGCTGACCTCCGCAATCGTGACATCTTCAACCTGGAGCATGACACAGAAAAGAAGGTACCAGCCTACATCCTTGAAACATGGATCGTGGACAACCCAACCAAAGACAAAGCATTCAGCACATTTGGCATCGAGGTACCAGAAGGCACTCTCATGGTGACTGCTCAAGTGACTGACCCAGAGTACTACAACAAATTGGTTGAAGAGGGTCAAGTTGGTTTCTCCATTGAAGGCTTCCTTGGTCTCAAGTTATCGGAACAAATTAAACTAAATAACATGAAGTTACCTGATGGAGAACACACCATTGAGGACAAAATCTATGTCGTGAAAGACGGCGAGGTTGTTGAAATCAAAGAGGTGGAAAAAGAACCAACTGAAGAAGTAGTTGAGGAAGAAATGGCAACCGAAGAGGTGAAGATGGAGGACACAACAGTTGAAGAGACAACTGAAGAGTCAACCACTACCGAGGAGGAGATGGCTATCGACCCAGCAACAGACGCAGAAGCTATCCTTGCAATCGTGATGCCAGTGATTGAGGAGCGTGAGAAGGCATTGATTGCCATCATCGCTGACCTCCGCAATCAGATGGAAGAGATGTATGCAGAGAAAGAAGAAGACAAGGCAGAGGAGCAAATTGCCGAGGCTACAATGAGCCAAAAATTTGCCGCATTTAAACAATTCAGTAATCAATAAAAAACAAATAAAAATGTCAAGAAAACTCCGTTTCGATTTGGATGTTGACGCATCCGCTCTATTGGCAGCGAACCCAGAGGCATTCTACTCTAAAGCATACTTGAGTGAAGAGTCTATCGCTGACAACTACCGCCTCCTTCCTGGTGTGAAGGATAAGACTAAACTTGCAACCGTGTTATTTTCACAGCCATTGCAAGCCTCTAACTGCTCATTTTCGGCTCCCAATGATGACTTGAGCGCAGTTGAAATTCAAGTATGTGCGTTATCCAGCATGGCGCAAATTTGTCAATTTGACCTGGAGCAATCATTCCTCGCCCTTCAAATGGCTAAAGGTTCAAATGGTGATTTCACTGTTGCATCTTTCATGGACTTCTACTGGAATGAATTGGCTAAAGCTATCGGTCAAGACATCGAGCTTATCCGTTGGCAAGGTGACACAACGAGCGTAAACACTACTTTGGCTCTTTGTGATGGTTACATCAAAGGCTTATTGGCTGACGCTACTGTTGTAGATGTAGCAAATACAACCGTAAACTCGGGGAATGTTTTGGCAGAGCTTGCAAAAATTTTCGCAGCAGCACCAGCAGCAATCATCCGCAAAAAAGCTGACCTTCGCTTGTATGTTTCTACCAACGTAGCAAACGCATACGAATTGGCTGCTGCTACTGGCAACACCATGACATATGTGACAACTCCATTGGCATTGACTTACCTTGGTGTGAAAGTTGTTGTTTGTGAAGGTATGCCAAATGACACTGCTGTATTGACTTTGAAAGACAACCTTATCTATGCATTCGATGCTGAAGGTGATTCAAAAGCGTTGAAAGCTGTCAACCTTTCTGACACAGTTGCAGAGCCTTACATCCGCACTCGTGCCAACATGAAAGTTGGTTTCACTCACGTTAATGGTGCTGAAGTAGTTCTCTACTCTTAATATATCCAGGGGGGTGAAATTCCCCCCTATTTTTTCAAACTGATAAATCAAAAATATTATGGCTTGTGAAGCTTTAGAAACAATCGTAAAATCGTGCGACAACAATAGTGGTGGCATCGAGAAGATTTGGATTAATCAGCAAGACAACATTGCGTCATTCACTTTAGATGCAACCAACACATGGACAATCGATGCAATCACTTTAGCAGCTGGTGCTCCTGACTATACTCCTTTCGAGATACGTCGTAACACTGGAAGCTATGTTGAAGATGCAGCCATTGACCTTGTGAATGGTTCATCTTATGTGACTGCAACAATCTCATTGATGTTCCACCGCCGTGACCAAGACAAATCTCAAGCAATCAAAATCTTGGGTGCTGGTCAACAATACCTCAACGCAATCGTTAAGGATATGAACGGCAAGTACTGGTACTTCCCATTCCTTCAGTTGAGTGCTGTTGGTGAAGGTTCAGGTACTACTCGTGCAGATGGTAGCAAGTACTCTGTGACATTGATCGCAGAGAATGACTTCCTTGCATACGAGATTGAATCAGCTGCTGTTGCTGCTGTTGTCCCAGCTCTTTAATATCAAATAACCTACTACAAAGAGCCATCCACACCGGGTGGCTTTTTTTTTTGTGAACAAAATTTGACCTCATTGCAATATAAGTAAATGATTTACATTAACAAGGGAGAGGTGAATTCGATTGTGCTGACACTCACAGAGGTGTCGACATTGACTTCGCCATATTATTTGTTCGTTTTTCAGAACGAAATGAACCCAACATCCGACCCAATCCTCTTCACAGCACCAGACGAGTCTGATTATCCAGAGAGATTCAATCTCTTTTACCTGGATGAGCCAGTTGATGTCGAGCTAATGAAGGGACAATATACATACTCGGTGTACGAATCAACCATACCTCCCACAGAAATCAGTGACACCACTGGAGTGGTCATTGAGGAGGGCAGAATGGTTGTGAGTGGCGCATCGACATCATCAATTTACGACTAATCATGGGCATATTCGATAGATTCAGAGCACAAAAACCAGCAGAGATGGAAGTCATCTCGCCAAATTATGAGGCATTCAGCACACCATTCCTCAAGGTAGGTGGCGCAAACCTTTCTCTGCCATACGTTAACGGCAGATACACAACTGCTGGATGGATTCCATTCGGTCAGGACAATATGTATCCAGAGCTACTCAATCAGATGGTATTCAGCTCACCGCTTCATGGTTCCATCGTGGACTATAAAACCAATGCTGTCATTGGTGGTGGCTTCGACATCAAAGTTGAGGGCGCAACTGCCAAAGATTTGCTTGACCTCTACACATTCG